AAAGAAAAATATAGACTAACCATGAGTAACTTATTAGCTGCGTCTTTACAGTCTGGTAAAGATGTAAACTTTGATGAAATTGATGGATATGTTCGTAAAATTCTACAAGCTAAAATGGATAGCGTAGAAGATTTACCAGATAATCCACCATGGTAAAATTTACCCTCTAATACTCCTTTTTGTTTAGTACGAGGGTAGATCGTGGGTTGCTTATAATAATTTCAATTAAGAAAGGAGATAAAGTAGCCCACGTAAAATGAAAGGAAAAAAGATGAAAGAAGATAAAATCCCTAAAAAAGAATGGGATATAATGGTGAAGTACACAAAAAACTTTGGTTATATGTTGTTGTGTTTGGCTATAATATATTCTGTAATTTTAATGGTACAATAAATGACAAATAAATGGATTATTTACAATTTAAAGTGGAGTTGGAAATGATGGGTATTAGTACATTTGAAAATGATGTATTAGTTTTAAAACTATATAAATTATATTTAAAGGAGGATAAAAATGATTACAGAAACGAGATTGGAAAATGCCTTAAAATTTCTCTCGGAGACAGACGAGAAAAGTGCTGAAGCATCTGCAAACGTCAAGTATCTGGATAGATTACTTAAAAGAAAGAAAGCATTATTTATTACTGGCGAAGCTAGTCTTAAAAGCGTATCTGCCAAAGAACAAGCATTCTATGCAAGCGATACTTATCAGAAAGCTATTGATGAATTATTTCAAGCAGAAGTTAAAGCAAGCACTCTTGAAAATAAAAGAGATAAAGAAGGTCTTATAATAGATCTCTTTAGAACATTAGAAGCTAGTAGAAGGAAACATAATATATGAAATACAATGAAAAACAAAAAAATGATCTTTTAAAAAGGATCCATAATATGAAATCTTCAGATGCTAAAAATTGGTGTCTTGAAAAATTTAAAGAAACAGAAGAAAAAATATATATAAAAGATTCTATAATGTATATTTTAATAGCATTAGTATTAGGATTAACAATTATAATTTTATAATGTTGTATAAATTTAGAAGATGGGTCTATGTACCTTGTGTAACAGAAGTATTTATTGTTGCTAAATCAGATCAAGAAGCAATAAAATCTATGGAAAATATAGATCCTAAATCTTTATCTTTTGAGGAATGTCCTATGACTCATATAAGATCTACTTATGAAGTAGTAAAATCTGATGATAAAAAGTCCTGAACTTAGATTATTCAGGGCGATTATAACACAGGCTATTTCAGATGCTATGTATGATGGTTTATATAAATATAAGATTATTGATAAAAGAGAAGCTATTGCTTGGCTTACAAGTAATTCAAATGACTTTAAAATGATTTGTCATTTTGCTGATATAGATTCAGAGTATGCTTCTATTAAATTTACAAAAGCTATGAAACTTGATATATATAATTTAACTGATATGCAATGTAAAATACTTCAAAATAAACCTACTAGAGGTCCTTATATAAAGAAAAAATATAGATTAACATTTAATGACACATAAGGATATATTTAAAGATATGACATACGAATCACTTAACAAACAAGTAGATGGAACTCATTATAAAAATATGAAAGTGCAACCTGCACATTTTATTAATGAAAATAAACTTCTATTTGCAGAAGGTAATGCAATTAAATATATATGTAGGCATCATCTTAAAGGTAAGAAGAAAGATATAGAGAAAGCTATTCATTACTTAGAGATGATTCTCGAACGAGATTATAGTTAGATTTTTTATTATATCGTTTTTTATTTTTAACTATTCTTTGCCTAAATAACCTTAGTTGTCTAGCGTAAGGGTTTCTTTTTTTATTCTTTTTCTGCACACTTCTTTTTTCCCCATTTCCAAGTTTGAGTTAATAATTTCTTTTCTTGGAATTTATCATTCTTTGCATCTGTTTCAGTTACACCTACTTCAACTTTAGTTTGGTCTGGGCAAACACGAGTATCAGTGCTACAGCTTGTTAAAAGTAATGCAGTACAACCTGTTAATAGAATAAAAATAAATATCCATTTAATCATTCTTTTTCTTCTTTTTTTTACTCTTTTTCTTAAATGATTTAATAGTATTTTTAACTTGTTTAATCTGTTTGGATAAAACCATTTGACCTTGTTGAAGTTTAAATACTTGTTCTTTTAAACTCCACGTTTCATGTAATTGCCAACCAATTAGCGTAATCAAACACGCCATAGCCAGAGAAATTATTTTATCTTTAAGGTTCATTATTTAGTATATCCTGATGAATCGTATTTATCTTTAACTATTTTAACTACTCTAATTCTGCCATCCTTATCTTCTTCAAGAATAGCATCAACTTCACCACACTGCATACGTACATTTTGTGGATTTACACTACGTTCAACTGTTCTTTTTGCTTTTAAACAAGAAGACATTTTCTGATCTTGAATATAAGTATGCTCAATAATTCCACCTTGATAGAACATACAAAGTACTATAATTCCACTAGCTATGGTTTCCATTATCCCTCACTTTATCTTTTAGTTTTTCTAAATCATTCATAAGTTTTTCTACATCTTTTTGTAGTCTTTCAATGTTTACTTTATTGTGCATCATAGACTCCATTTGTTCTTGAATCTTTTCAATATCTTTTATGGAATCCTCGATTAACAAAAATTGTTCTGAGTCTGCAGGTAATGAGCCGAGTTCGCCACGAGGCCACTTAATAGAAAATTCAACAGCACTTTCTAAATCTTTAGTCATTAGCTTATTATCTGATTCAAGTTTATTGATACGTTCTATTACTCCAAAATATGCCCACACACCAATAGCAACTGTGGCTACGATGCTAATTAAATTTTTAATTGGCATTGAAATGCCTGATTCACCTGATACTTTCATTTAGAGTGTTCCTTATCCCAAAAAGGCAGCATATGCCCAGATTTTCTATAACATTTAATACAAGCGTGTTCTTTACTTGCAAAAGATACAAATGCTTCTGTATTAATGATTTCTTTTTGGCACCATTTACATGGACCAACTATACATTCTATATTATGATTTTTTTTCCACTGTCTTTTGATCATTGATTTCTTGATTAGCTTGCTCTAAATCTTTAGTAGTATGTTCTAACTTCTGTAAAGATCTTTTAAGTGCTGCATCTTTTGATTTGCAAGCATCTTCTAATTCTGAAATCTGTTCTTTAAGTACACGAACTTGTTCTTTGTACTCATTAATAATATCCTGGTAATCTGGTTTTTCCATTTATTTTGATTTACACATTAATTTTTCCTTAAAGTATAAATAAAGCCTGTTCTACTACCTTGATAGCGAATCCATTTGCGTTTACTAAATCTTTTGTTCCATGCGTATACATGAATTTTAGCTCCCCAACGTTCTAACTTGCTGAGGATCCAGTCGGATATCCTTCCCATGCTCTATACATTCCTTCCACCAACAACTCATCATTATAAGGTTGTTTTCCATTTTCCATACGGATAATTGATTTTACGAGTGGTAAGTAATGCTCGATACTATTATCGAGTTTATCCATAGGGTTTACTTTTATTTCTTTACACACAAAATCTATGTAAGCATTAGTATCATTTTCAGAGGGTGGTGCCCATCTTGAAATAATATCATCTACGCTAGTTTTTTTGTGAGTAAATCTATATGTTAAAAATATTTTCATTAAAGCTCTGATACCCATTACAGTGTCTCTAAAAACACAAAAAACTGGATCAGATTGTTCATCTGCCAGTCCATCCCATTTAGTACCAAGTTTAATATTGCCTGGGTTCTTATTTCTTATTCCTCTAGGTAATTTTTTTGTTCCACCTGCCATTGTCTTTTAAAACCATTGGAATTAATTTAGGCAATCCATCAATGATAACTCCTGTTCCTATTACTGGTCTAGACTTTTGAAGTTTATTATATTCAAAGGCTAAACTTTTCATATTAATTAAACATCCAACTTGCATACCCCAAAGTAGTTCATTAGGATTACTCCAATAGTCTATTTTGAACTGTGTATGATAATGACCTTGAACAGTACACATGCCATATTGTTGTGCTACCTTTAGTACATCTTTATATTTACCATGACAGAAGTAAATTTTTTGACCATTGGATGCTTTTAAAATTAAATCTTCGTGCCAAGTCCAACTTTTTCCTACACCAAGCATCTTATTATAAGATTGAAATACTTCATGAGGTAATCCATATCTTGTTGCTTTTCTAAATACTAAACTACCATGATTACTATCCATGATGTATTGTTTAGGAAATAGTTTTTCTAAATCTTTAAAAAACTTTCTAGCAACTTTAAGTTCATGACTTGCTGAGTAAAGTCCAGGATGAGAATCATGGAAGGATATAGAATGCCAATCCATTTCATCACCTATATTTACTACTGTATCAGGTTTGTATATCTTCTTGATAGCAGCTAAAAAGTCAAGAGTATCTATATGGTGGTATGGTGCGTGTTGATCACTTATTACTAATATTGATTTACTTAGCATATATACGCTTTTACAATTATTTGGTGAATAAGTCTACTATGTAAGGTACAACTTTATGTACCGATTTCTGGTTCTATAATTTGATTTTCTTGACAAATAAATCTAATATAAATTTCATGTTTATTAACTTCTTTTTTTCCAATCTTTTCCATTTTTAAAATAGATTGATTATACCCTTCTATAAAACAATCATATTGATCATTAAACTGTTTATGATATGCAATAGGTGGTATACATTCTCCTGCTACATATGAACATAGTATAAAAAATAAAGTAAATTTCATTATAAGTGTTTAGTAACTAATACTAATACCTGTCCTAATACACCTAAACCAATTGCAGTAATAATCCATTGAATTCTATCAATGCTTTTCTGTAAATGTTTAAGGTGGTTACTTTCTATGTTATCTATTCTCTGATTAATAAGATCTATAGATCCATATATTTTAAGAATTTCTTCTTTGTTTTCTGAATGTCTACTCATAGTTTTTTTAGTTCCTTTAGTTTTTCCTGTAAATACAACCAAGTTTTAGGAGCTTTAGTTTTTAATTGTGCTCTACCAGTACCAAGATTATCTTTAGGTACTACGATAGTTTTTCCTCTAGGTATTTTATTAAAGGCTTCATCTATAACTTTTTTATTAGATGTATATTCGGCATCAGTAAAAAAAGCTGTTTTATCCATAGATGGAGCTTTCTTAGTTGGAATACCAATTGCATTAGATTCATTTCTAATAATTGCTTGTCCACCTTTACCATATCCTTTTAAATTATCTCCAAATAGAAATACTTTATCAGGATTTTTTCTAACTAAATCTACACTAAATATTTTAGCTGAAAGGAGTTTCATTAAAATAACGTTTCGTAAGGAGACCTTACTAACCCTTTTGTTTTATATTGTGTGTAACGTGGTCCTTGGTATCTAGGATGACCACTTTGTCCTAGTACAAAATCTACTGCAGTATCCCAAGCAAGATCTGCACTTAAGCCATCTCTTTCTAAGCCTTCAGCAATATTTTGTGATGCTGTTTGTAGCCATATTGGTAAGAATCTCTTACCTACTTGACCCCCTATTTTTAAGCCTTTTTCAATAGCTTCGTCATCTTTCTTAGTGATGTTTGGACTCCATTTAGTAGTCAAGTATTTCTTATTAGTTAATACTTCTATTGTTACTCTAGGTAATGCTCCAATCTTTTTAAGACCTGTAGATTGTGGAGCTGTTATCCAATGGAAAGGTTCCATTAACTGTTTAGAGAAGGTTAATACTTCACCATTCCCTAAGTTAATTCTTGTTGGGTCTGTATTCTCTAATAGAGATTGACCACTAAATATATAGTTTAATGCAGTTCCTGCTGTTGCATAAGTAAGAGCAGCTCTTGCAAAATAGTATTGATATAATCTTCTTAACTGAGGATCAGATTCAAATGCAGGTAATGACTTAGCAATAATTCTTATATTGGATAAAGTCCAGTCAGGAGCAAAGAGAAGTAATTGCATATAACCTCTAGAGCCTGGTGCAAATGTAGTTTGCATTAAACTCTTAAGCCAAGGTGTTTGTATTCTGTTTGCTATCTGTTCCCAATTTTGTCCACCAAATGCATCATTAGAAAACGTTGCTGCTTGTGTAGCTTTTTTATAAACTTGAGCTAATGTTTTATCCGTTGCAGGATCTAAACTGTTATTTAATGTTGTTAAAAATGTATTAAGTTTAGCTGCAGTAAATACTCTATCCCAAGTAATTCTATCAAACCATTTAAAAACATTTTCTACTTTTCCATCTGTAGATACGCCAAAATGCCTTTTAAGAAACTTATCTAAACCACGTACATTATAATAAAATCTATCAAAACCTACATCTTCTGGTACTGAAATTTGTAATCCTGAACCTTGTGCAAATCTAACAATATCACTATAACCATGTTGGTTTAATACCTTGATAGCATTATCATGATCTTTTAAAAAGAAGTTAGGATCTTTAACTGATTTAAGTAAATCAGGTTTAGTTCTAGGGTTAATAATATTTTTAATAGTGTTCCACTTAGAGCCTGCAAATATTAAACTTTCTATTAATGCACCTGCGTGAAAGAATGAAAATCCTACTGCTAGTCTTTTCATCATTAAGTTAGTGGTAAAAAGTGCACCCATTAATTGAGGTTCATCAGTAGCATCAAATACCATTCTTAAAGATTTGATCATACCTTTGTGAACCATAGTTGTACCTTGATCAACGTCTAAGTATGGATGTTTAAATTCTGTATAATTGGATTCATCTGAAAAAACTTTTTTTACACTTCTATAAAGTAATGGTTTACCATTAATATTAGTTCTTTCTAAGTTTGTAATTAAAGCTCTTGTAGCTAATGCTTTAGCTCCTGATGTAGCATATATTCTTATAAGTTCAGCAGGATCATCCATGCCATCTCTTATAGTATAAGCTGGTTTGCCATCTTTATTTAGTTTTTCAAAACCTCTATTGATGTCATCGAACATACGATTTCTACCAAATTGAAATTTTCCTGAAGGACCTGATATATTTAAATCAAAATCATCTACAAATCTAAAAGGTTGTTTTGCAGAATTATATTCGTTCCATAATAAAGGAAGATAATGTGATCTTTTAGTATTAATTAAACCTGATTCTTTACCAAAGATGTCATAGTATTTATTAAATATTTTTTCAATTTCTTTAGCACCAGCTAGTTCTGCTTTAGTTAATTCATTATCTGGAATAACATTACCTTTATTATTAAATTCAAATTTAGAAGTATCTTTATTCCATTTACCTCTAGCTTTAGTTAGGTAGTAAAATACTTTTCTTCTTGAGTCTATACCATCAGGTAATTGCTGTTTAATAACATTAGATAATTCTTGTGCTGCTGAGTTCAGTTTAACTGTAATCAACTTCATTGTATCTAAACTTGCTTCAGTTGATAATGCTGCTTCACTAAATTCTTCAGGTACTTTATTAACTTTTCTTAAAAAGATTTTACCTGCTCCCCAAATAGCTGTACCTATTGCTGCACCTTTAGCTGTTGCTAATAATTTATCATCGTCTGCTGTAAGAAATTGTGCTGTACCACCTATAGCTGCGAATGTCGCAGGTATTTTTAAAGCTGCTGCCCATGACATATCTGTAGCATTTTGATTTATATCTCTTAATGCTGAAGTTATTTCTGCTTTAATTCCTTCATATGCTAGATGTTCTTTATCTGAAATTTTTACAGTCTTACCAGGTGTTCTTATTACTTTAGCTTGATTTTTTATTTCTTCTATAAGTTCATCTACACTTTTATAGATTCCATTCTCATTAAATTTTGTAAGTTGTTCTGGGTCATCTGCGTATTTTTTTAATATTTTATTTACAGATGCAAAACCTTGTTGTCTAGGTACTCTAGTAAGTCTACTAGCTAATTCTCCCATTCCTGCAAAGCCTACTGAGAATAAAACTCCTGCTGTAGCTCCAATAGTAGTTTCTACTGTAGTTCTTTTAGGATCTAATGTTCTATCTTCTGAACCTTGCCATACTGTAGAAAATACAAAGGGTGTACCAAGAGTAGCTAATGCTCCTACTTTAAAATCGTCTGCTGTTCTAGCTCCCAGTCTAACATACTTAAGCCTTTTACCAGCTTTCATTTTAATAGCATTAACAACTCCTCTACCTAATCTACCCCAACCAAGAGGCATAAACATAAGCCAAGGATCTGCCATTAACATATTAACAAGTTCAGCACCAAAAAGTTTGGGATTCTTTTTAATCATATTCCCAACTTCTTTCAGATCTACGTGCATTGGTCCTTCTTCTAATAAGTAACCAAATCTTTGAAGTTTTCTTTCAGCTTCTTGATAAACTCTAGTTCCTGCAAGATGAGGATTATTACGTATAAATTCTAATGCTTCTTGTGCTTGTTTCTTCTTAGTGTTTCCAGTTATCCATTGATAAAGAGATGCTGGTAAGGATTCTTCCAACATAAGATCATGAGGATTCCTGATAGACTGAAAGAAACCTGGAGTCTTATCTTGTACTGGATCTTGTAAGCCATCAGGTATTTGTCCAATAGGATCTCTTAGTCTTGGGTCATTAAGATTAAGATCATTAGCCATCTAGAATCCCCAATTTTTTTTCTGTTCTTTTGATACAAATTTTGTTTTTACTTTTTTACTAAAAGTTTTAAGAGGATCTCGACCTTTTGATCCTGTAAATAATTGTTCTGTTTTAGATCTAATTTTTTCAAATTGCATATCTTTTCTATCTAAAGTTTTAACAAATGATTTTATTTTAGCTTTTTTAATTCCAGATAAACTAACTTTTCCTTTATAACTTTTAGCAAAACTAGCTATAGTAGATCTTTGTTTTTTAATAGATTTAGGTAATGATCTATTCCATTTTTTTATTGCAGTTCTAGATGCTAAAGTTTGAGCAGCTGCGTGTTTTGTAGCTAAAATTTGAACACCTTGATAAACATTATCTTCGGTAGAATCAAAAATGCTGTCAAATTTTGTTCTTGCTCTTAAATCTGCTTCTTGATCTAACCATTTAACAGACTTAGTAGGTGATTTTTGTGGTTTAAGTTTTTTAATCTTTCCACCTTTAGATATAAATATCTGTAACGCTTTTGATATTGTCATGTAATTTCCTATTCGAAATATTCTGGGAATCTAGATCTAAGAATTCTCTCAGCTCTAGTTTTAGATACTTTTTGTAATTGAGGGTTTGCTGCTAATAACATAGCATAAATTTGTGAATCATCATTTGATAATACATTACCACTAGAGTGTGGAATGATTACCTCTGGTCCTTCTTCTCCTACAAGATAAGGTTGACCAGCTTGAACTGGACCTCCTTCTGCTAAAGGTTTAAGTTTAGAAAAATCTCCTGCTTCAAGTGTTGAATCAAACCAAAGATTTCCACCTACAACTTTAATTTGTTTGTTTTCTATAAGATCTTCTATAACTTTTCTTCTAAAATCATCATTAAAATCAAATTTTTTATTTGGATAATCTATTCTCAATTGTTCTAATCTTTTTTGCATTTCAATAGCAATCTTTTCAACTGCTGCTTCATACATAGCAGGTTGGTTTCCTGGTTTCAATCTTTCAAAAAAACCAGGTTTAGAAGTTTTCATAGTTGATAAAGTAGCTTTTATACTAGCTATTTGATCTGCAGTAGCTTCATATATTCCACCTTTAGCTTTAACTCTATCTTTATATTCTGCTGAAATGTTAGTAGCTTTAACAAAATTATCTAATATATCTTCATTTATACTTTTGCCTTTAGCTGATGATTGCATTAATGCTAAACCTAAAGTAAATGAAGGATTAGCCATAAGTGCATCCATTCCACCTTTATCTTTCCAATGTTTTTTAACTGCATTCCAATCCATGCCAGATGCTTTAGCAATAGATTCACCATCATTATCAGTAATTTTTATTTTTTTATCATCTTTATTTAATAGATTTAACTCTTGTTTAGCTAATGCTTGAGCTGAAGTACCAGGTGTTACAATTTTTGTTCCATCTGCTGATGTATAATAATTTCCTTTTGCAATATCATCAGATGTTGCATGAGGATATTCTTTACCCATTTTGTTTTTAGGTACATAATTTGGATCCATATGTGAAGGAGGATATTTAAAAGTTGTCTTTCCACGCTTTACATGGGTTCTATCAATAAGATTACCTTTAGATCCAGATTGTTGAGATAAAACAAAATTTGCATATTCTTCTGCACTTCTATACTTAGCTCGTAATGCTCGATTATTATTATATTCATTTTTTAAAGCATTTACTCTTTCGTTATTTATTCCACCAGCAGTAGCTAAATCACTTCTAAATTCTCCTCTTTTTAATTTATTTTTTTTCCATTCATCGGTAAATTGAGTAGATGAAGAATTAATATTATCATTTTTTCTCCTCCAATAATTATTCCAAATATCACCTACTACTGTATTATCTAATAATCCCATATTTATTTCCTATTTTTTATTCTTTCTTTACCAGTTAAGGTTAGTTCTGTATGCATCTGCTATTAAACCTCTAGTTACATTATCTCTTAATAAATACTTAACTTCTTCCTCTCTACGTGGTTGATACCGACTAGCTTTACCAGTGCCATCCCAATCTAGTAAATTTTTAAATGCACTTCCCCAATCACCACCAGTAGTTTGTTTCCAAAAATTATATCCTGTTGTAGCTCCAAGACCATGTTGATAAGCTACTGAAGCCACTACTGTTGCTTGTTGTTTAGTTAAATCTTTAAATGGTATTTTACTATCTTTATTCCATCTCTTTATAAGTTTTTCAGTTTCTGTGGTTTTAGCAAAATTATTAATTTCCCTTGCTTCGTCTTCAGTAATTTTTAAAGAAGCTGCATAATCTTCAAGAGAGTTAAAACCTAATTTAGCAACTTGGTTTGAAATATCATTTTTTGCATATTTTGCTTTTAATTTAAAACCTAAAAATGGTTTAAGTTTAGCTATAATATGGTCTGGTAATCCTTTTAAATCATTTAAATTTTTTTGACCTAAATCAAAACCACTAGCAATAGTAACTCCAGATTGTGATCCTTCTAGATCAGGCACATAACCTATAGTTTTAAAACCTTCTAACATTTTTATAAAATCAAAGTCTATAAGTTCACTACCTAATAGTCCACTCACAATATCCCTCTATCTAATTTATTTTTTTTTAGAAAGTCGTAAAATGGACTTTGATTTACAGCTAACCAACGATAAGGTGAAGGTTTGCCTAATATTGATAATTGTTTTGCTTTAGCTGTACTATATTGATTCTTAAAAAAGAATTCATTTTGATTTGAATTTGTATTATCAAACCATTTTTGTGCAACTGAATCAGGTTGATCTAATCCTGATACCATATAAGGTGCATCAGGTGCTAACTTATTCATTACAGCTCTATCTTCTTCTGTAGCTGCCCATGTTCCACCATCACCAGTTCCTATACGACCTAGTAATCCACCTTTGTCTGTACCTGGTCCACCATATTTATAAGTACCATAATCACTTTTTAAATATTCTCCAACATTTCTGCCTGCAGCTACTAAAAATCTTCCAAAAGGCATTATTCTTGACATAGGATGTTGCATTCCTACGTTATCCCAATGCTCTTTAAATGAAAGATTTACAGTTCCTTGACCTGCTCTACCATATGGTTCATATTTAACACCTTCTGTACCATAGTATTCATTAAGCTCTTTATTAAATTGTTTATACTCCTCATCTGACATTTTTTTAACGTCATAATGATCACCTTTAGTATGAGCTTTAATTTGTTTTTGAGTATCTATCCAATGAGCTTTGTCAGGTTCATCATAATCTTCTAAATTTTGATGATAAGTTTGTAAAGCAGCTTGTTGAATACTTTCATCTCTACCACTTGTATCGACTTTTGCAGTTGTTGCTGGACTTGCACTTGATGTGTAAGCAGCTTGGGTAGTCATAGCAGCTTTTGCAGCTGCTTGTTCATTTCCTCCATCTGAAGATGATCCTCCTCCACCTGACATAATTTCTCCTTATAATATTATAGCAATAGCTAAAATAATACCCACAACAATCATAACTTTTTTATGATCTTTCCAATAGTGTTTAACTTCGTGTATATATTTTTCCATTATAATAACCCTCCTAATAATCCAAAACCACCACCGAGTGCAGCTCCCAATCCTGCTCCACTTAAACCACCCATTATAAATGAAGGACCTAATGCTTGACCAAGAGAGGCTCCTGTTAAAGCTCCTCCTGCAGCCATTCCTATAGGATTGGCAGCTGGTTGTTGAACGTGTCTTTGTGGTAAACCAGAAGCAATTGGTCCAACAGTATTATAATATTGTTGTAACGCCATTTGTGGTGCTAGTTGTTGTTGTGCTTGAATATCTTCTAATGCTCCTCCAACAGCTGTTAAACTTGGTACAGCTCTTGCTGTTTGAAGTTGTCTACCTCTTTCTCTTTCTAATTGTTGAAATGCGTAAGGTAATGCTTTTTGGGCAACCTGATCTGTAACTGTAGATTGTGATAATGGACTACCTGGTGTTCTGCCAGCTCCACTAAACTGTCCAGCAACATTAGAATATATATCAGTAGCAGCTTGTCCTATCATAGGAGATAAGAAAGGATTAGTATACTGACCCTGAATAGTATTTAATATTTGTTGATTAGCAGCATTCGCCATTTGTTCTTGTGCTGATAATCCCTGTAAAGTTTGTGCTGACGGGGGAACATAGCCAGCTGCTGTTGGTCCTTGACCATATATAGTTCCAGCTTCAGATAATATCTGATTTAATGCTGGTTCTGCTGGTCCATAAGGTTCAACTCTTGTACTTTCTGTTCCTCCTCCTCCTCCTCCAAATGACATATTATTTTTTCTCCTTTTTTTTTTCTAATAGTACATGGCTTTCTGTATAGCCATAGGGTTTCAAAACTTTTTTCCACCCAGGTCTTGCAACTAACTCAAGTAAATCACAATTGTTAATCCATGCAAAATCTTCTATATGTTTAATTAAATGTTGCCATTTCTCACGATGTTTACCTATCATTATTTTAATATTTAAACATCTTTGTAATGGTCGTTGTATTACTTCTGTTACTACTACTCCATAATACTTGGAGTCTTTATTGCCTTCTGGATCCCAAAGAATCCAAAGTTGCATCTTATTTTCTAAGATCCATTTTTTAATATGGTCTGCTAAAGCATAACCATTGGATCTATTTAAAGCATTAGCGATATCTGTTTTTACTAATCCCCAGGTATCATTAACACTTTTGTTTGGTATATTAATTAGTTGAATCATGTTACTGACATATACGATATACCAAAATGAACTGAATCTGAACTACTAACTGTAGCTTTTAAAGCATCAGATGCTTCTAAAACTAAAGGTACAGTTAAAATTTCAACTGCTGTATTAGCAGCAAGAGTTTGTGTTTTAAGTATTGTATACTCAGTACTAGCTGAATTATCTGAAACATCAAATGATAAAGTAGGTGTGTTACTTGTATTGTTGGTAGCTCTTATAGACTTTATAATTAAAGTTTCATCTGAAGCAGCAGTTAGTAATGCTGTTTCATTTGTAGTTGCTAATGCTACTCCTTTAAATTTGTAACTATTTGCCATATCATTTTGGGTACTTAGCTTTTACAGCTTTTATTGCTTCATAAAAAGAAAAATATTTCTGTTTTAATTCTGCACTTTCATCAATAGAATGCCAAAGATAATCTAGCTGATCTCCTATTGGAGGATAAGCTGCTTTTCTTTTAGCCACATAAGTCTTTGGTGCTATCTTAACTTCTTTAGCTTGTTTTGCTGTATGAGCTGCTTCTTCTACATCTCTTGCAGTTTCTTCCTCTGCTGTTAATTGAATTCTTACATTGTCTACTACTTTATATCTTGGCATTAAGTTACTCCATATAATTTAATTTTTGCAACTGCAATATTTCCAGCACTAAATGCAAATTTAACATTATTTAGAGCAGTATTAGCATCATATAAAGCTGCTCCAGTTATATTTCTTACATTATCATCACCTTCAACTTTACCTGATGTTTGAAAAGTAAAATATGTGTGCATACTTGAATTTGCAGCATTCCACATTTGCACAACTCCAGAAGTTGCTTCTCCAGTAACATTACCAGTACCTGAACCTATATAAACATAACCTTGATCTGTTGCAGCTACTTCATTATCATCCCATGTTGATGCACCTGATCTATTTCTAGATGACATTTGATCTATACCTGATAAATAAGCACTACCATTATCTGAAGATATATACATATATAAATTTACATCATCATTAGCTGGTGTTGCGTATACAATATGAAACTCATACATATCATAAGTAGATGTTATATATGTGCTTGAAAAAGCACTAGAAGCTGTTGCTGAGGTAATTGTATTTGTTGTTAATAAACTTAAATCTGCTCCTGATCTACTATTTATTTTTGTTATTGCCATTTATTATACTCCTAACTCATTAATGAACATGGGACAATAAACGATCCATCTTCATAAGTTTCAATTTTTGTTGTTGATAATATTTTTGCAAAACTACTAGATTTTACATTGTCATCTGATTGTACTTTAGCAGTTCCATCTCCATTGGATTGAAGTAAATCTCCTTTAGCAATAGTTTCATCTGCTTTTATTCTAACTACAAATGTTCCAACTGATGCTATATAAAAATCATTATAACCTTCACCATCATTATCCCAAGCACTAAATACACCATAAACATTTTTAGCTTCAGAGGTGTCTGATACTTTTGACATCATGTGCTTAATGTCAGCCTCTTTAACTATTGTTGCTTGAACATCTGTTCCTTTATGATTGTAAGTGATTATATCTCCATTAGATTGGCTATCAGTTAATACATGAGGAATTTTTTTAGGATTACCATCATTGTCATTAAACTCTAAATTATACCAATCACACATTTCATCTAAAGTTTCTAAAACTGTTCCTTTTAGAATAGTTGGCTTAGAGTTATCTGTAAATCTTGACCAATGAGAACCTGTAAAAGCATTATAAGATACTGTTGAACCTGATACTGATATAGTACCTTCTTCAGTATCAGCTTGTCTTAAAGTAATTAAACTACCATCATCAGTTAATCTGTTTACAAGAATAAGAAATACACTAGCTCTTGTAAATGCACCAGTTCCAACAGCTTCTATTTGACAACCAGCCACTCCAGCATTACTTGAAGTTTTACCAACTAGTAAATTACCAGAGCTATCAATTACTGCTCTATCAGTTCCACCTGTTTTAAAATCTATTTGATCGTCTGTGTCTGCTGTAATACTTGTGTCAGCATCAGCATCTAATATTAATTCTTGACCATTAACATCTAAAGTTCCTGGTGTTACTAGATTTCCTGAAAGTTTTGCACTTGTTACAGTTGCATCACTTGGTGTACCTATATCTAAAACATTACCTAATAGTATTACAAAGTCTATGACATCGCCTGTCGCCAGGTTTGAAACAAACGTCAGAGTTGCCCCTGACACAGAGAATGCTGTTGTTGGTGATTGTATAACTCCATTCAGCGATACAATCATGTGATTAACCGACTCTGGAATTACATTTGTAGAACTTACTTGTAGTGTATATGCTGCTTGTCCGTTAACAACGGAAATTGCATCACACTTTTGAAAGTTTCCTACTATTGGTTCTTTTCCTATATATGCCATAAATTATGCTCCTGTTAATGCTTTGATTTCATCATCTGTAAGACCAAGATTTTTTAATTTAGTTTTTCCTGATGTTTTGTCTGTTTTTACTTTTTCTTGTGCATCCTTTATTTTTTTAATTTCTTCAAGGTCTTTTTCTCTTGCAGCAATATCTTCTGCAGTAAAATCTTCTAATTTTCCTTCAGGATGTTCTTTTGATATTATTAATTTTTTCATTTATTTGTATCCATATAGTTTTAGTATTCCATGCATATTATTAGATGCTGAAAGTTGTATTGCATCAAAAGTTGTAGCTGTTCCATAATGACCTCCCCAGTAATAAGCATCAGCATCGCCATCATCTGCAAATTGAGCAGACATACCAGTAAAAACTGGTTTCCTACTTACATTTGGTGTATAAAATTCAACATAACCACAAGCACCTTCTGTCGTAGCATCACCATAATTTGGAAGATTGTTTGCAATTTGAACAGCACCATTTGCACCTTGAAGTGAACTTGATGTTGCACTTCCAGTATAATTAACTCTAAATCCTGTATGAATGTAGCCTGATCCAATAAAAGATGAACCACCATCACTAGAAATTTTCATAAATACAGTATTACCAGCACCTGCAGCACTTAAATTAATATACCACAATCTATAAATAGAATAAGTACCATCTATACCACTTGTTATATTCACAGAAGTAGCCGATCCACTCATAGTTGTTGTTGATATTAAAGCACAATCACCAGCTTTGATATACGAATAATCCATTCGCTTTAAAACTCCAGCATCAGATACTAAAAATTCATCTGTGTCTGCTGGTTCAGCTCCTAAAGCTGTATCTCCTGAAATTATATCTGCATTTAATTTAGCATTAGTTATTGCTGTATCTGCTATTTTAGCTGTAGATATTATTCCATCTGCTACATCAGAACTTGTTAAAGGTGCTGCTGTAGGCGATTTGCCAATATAAGCCATCTTACGTTATCTCCATTATAGACAATGTGCCTGATAACTTATCAGCTACCGAACAATCTATTTTAAGTATATCTGTTGTTTCTAAAACAACTTTTCCACCAGATAAAAGTTCTAAAGAACTCCCTGAAGGGATTGTAACATCTTTCACTAAGAAAGATACTCCATTTGTAGCACCTCTGCCACCACCAGATGTATTACTATCAAGTTCTACTTCTGCTGTAACTGATGTAGTATGTATATTTGCAAGAACTAAACCAAGTACAATTGTAGTTGTACTTGAAGGCGTTGTATACATTGTATACGCTGTGCCTGCCGAAGCTGGTTCTGCTGCAAATGTAACTACTTTAAATGTATTCGCCATTTGTGTTTTCTCCTTTTATTATTAATTAACCTAAAGCTATAGCAAGTGCTGTTGGATCGTCTGTAACATATCCAGCACTATTTAAATATGTTTTAACATCTGATAAAGCTACTTGTACCATAGTTCCATTATCATTTACAACTAATCTATCAGCATCAACTAAAGTTGTGCCAGTAGCAGAAGTTCCACCAT